AGGTAGTATTGACATTATACCAATGAATGCTGCTGGGTATGGAAGTTTAGTAAACGACATAAATACAACAATAACAATTAATTAAGATGCCAGACGGACAAAAAGGAACATTTGGAAGAGGGTTACAGAAATTCATTTCTAGTAATTTACCTTATAGATCACCGGCGGCTATTATAGATGACGTAACTCAACAAAATCCAAAGTTTGAGGACTTCTATAAAGCAGGTTCGATGCGTAAAGAACTTTTAGCGCATCATTCTATTATCGCCCCAAAGACGGTTGAGTCCTCTCACCCAGTTGGTTCATTCTTAGCTGATAAAGCATACAACGAGTTAATGTATGCTACTTTAGATGTAGATAAGTACCGCCGTGTACGTGACTACCGTACAATGGCACAGTTTGCAGAAGTAGCTGATGCCTTAGATGAAATTTGTGATGAGTTCTTAAATGAAGATGAACATGGTAACATGCTTAATCTTAAAATGAGAGATCAATCAGTTCAAGATCCTTTAATTACTAAACAACTCAATGATGAGTTTAAAAAGTTTATTAATCTGTTTGATTTTAAAGAGCGTGCATGGGAGTATGTTAGAAATTTATTAGTAGATGGTGAGTTGTATTTTGAAAATGTTATTCATGAGAAGCATGTTAAGGAAGGTATATTAGGAGTAATACCCGTACCTACACAGGCAATTGATCCTGTGTATGACAATTTTCAACAAATGCACATCAAGGCATATCTGCTTAGAAAAGCTAAACATCATAAGGAGGCAGAAGAGCAATATAACTCTATGCAGGATAAAGATTTTATTCCTATGGAAAGGAATCAGATCACTTATATTAACTCTGGTACGTGGAATGAGAACAAGAACTTTAGAATCCCGTTTATTGAAAATGCCCGCCGAGCTTATAGACAGTTATCTTTAATTGAAGATTCGATTATAATTTATCGCTTAGTGAGAGCACCAGAGCGTTTAGTTTTTAACGTTGATGTTGGTACAATGAGTCCACCAAAGGCAGAAGGCTATATTCGCAAGCTAATGCAGAATTATTGGAGCAAGAAGGCTTTTAGTTTAGACAGTAATGATAGAGTTCAATCATTTAACCCTCAGTCGATATTAGATGCATACTGGTTTCCAAAGAGAGAAGGTAGTACAGGAACAGAGGTTAGCCAACTACCGGGAGGTCAAAACTTAGGTGAGCTACAAGATTTAGTTTACTTTGTAAAGAAGCTATATAAAGCTCTCAAGGTACCAACTAATAGAATTGATACAGAAAACTCACAATACAGTGCCGATGCAAATGTGTTAAGAGAAGAGTTAAAGTTTGCTAATTTTATTGTTAGGTTACAAGCACAGTTCGCTGCTGGTTTAAAAGAAACATTTATCACTCATCTTAAGTTAAAGCACTTGTGGAAGACGTTCGAGCTTCGAGAGAATGGATTTGATTTAGAATTTGTACCTCCTGCTAATTATTTTGAATTACGCCGACAACAAATAATGGATCTTAAGCTTAACAACTTTACTAATATTACTGCTAATGAGTCTATATCTCAAGGGTATGGTCAGAAAGAATGGTTGGGCTGGACAGATGAGATGGTAAAAGCTAACAGGGCTTGGTTAAGAAAGGATGCTGCACTACAGCACGAGTTAGAGCAAATTAGAGGCGGTGGTGCTGATTGGGCCGCGGGAGGTGGTGCTGCTCCAGCAGCTGGCGGAGTCCCTGGTGGCGCAGTAGGTCCGGGTGGAGAAGAGATGCCTCCAGACATGGGCCCGGCTGGAGCCCCGGGTGGAGTCGATGGTGGAGACACCACGGCGCCTGAACCAGTACCTACTCCTGGTGGAGAAACTTCAGCGTTGCCGACATAAATAATTATGTGGCGACGGATACATGGTCAGATACTTATTTAAGTGCAGGAAGTCATTTATATTCTACATATCTAGCTAATTCAGTAGATGGATATTCTCGATTAGGAGATAGAATTTCTTATGCTTTAGGTTACCCAATTGTTAATTTAGAGCTTCACGGTAATCAAATATATACTAATATTGCTATAGCGACAGAAATGTTTAGCAAGTTTGCTGGATATACAGAGGAGCATCTAGTATTTGATAGTGATAAGTATACTCGTGGTAAGGGATTAGATATATCAGAGCTATTAACTCTAACTCCAGAACTAACTGCCACATATACTGATAAAGTTGAAGTTACAGTTGGTTCGAGTACAACAGTTCCTACGGTAACCTCAAAAGCATTTACCAGTAGTGACACTGGCTTTATATCTTTATATGAGTTTGATTCAGATGACACTGTAATCGATCCATCTGAGTATACATGGACAATGACATTAGATGATGGTAATGCTCATGTAGCTAAATCTCTTGTTGTATGTGTATCGTCTATTAACTTAGATGGCGACAATGCCAGTAGTACCCCACCTGCTTCAGGTGTTGATGTAAGCTTAGTTCAATACGGTGATGTATACACGACATCAACAGAAATGTTTGATGTCAGCGCTATACCGGGTAGTCCTGATGAGCCAAATTCTTATGCTGATCCAGAATATACTTTTACTAATAGTGTATCAGTTGGTATTGTTTTAGCTGACACTGTTACTCAAGGAGGAACGATCCGTTCTACTAGAAACGATACTTTAAATGACACTACTACTGTTCAACAATTGACAGCAAAATCATCCTCAATTGGTCGCTGGGACAGTCTTACTAGACAAAGCAGAAAAGTAATTGATGTATATAGTCATGAAGAGTCTAGTAGTAGTAGTTTAAATACATTATTTACAATTGAGCAAACTTTAGCGCAACAAACCTATTTTAGTTACGCAATGGGTAATTATGGTTTTGATTTAATTAGCTGGTACATATTAAAACAATGGTTAGAAACTCGAGAGAAAATGCTCTCAACGAAAAGATACTTTAAGTTTGATGAGCGAAGACAGCATCTGTATTTAATACCTGAACCAAAAACTGGAGAGCGGTTTTATGGAGTGGTTAGTTGTTACGTAGAAAAACCAGTTTATGATTTAATACAAGAACCGTGGGTGTACCAATATGCATTAGCACTTACAAAGATAACATTAGGTAGGGTTAGAGGTAAGTTTGGTAATGCTCAGTTGTTTGGTGGTACAACTTTAGATACCTCTATCCTGCAAGAAGGTCTAACAGAGAAAAAAGATTTAGAAGAGATGTTACTGAAAGGCGCAACGCCTGGATTTGGCGATGCCGCACCACCAATGTTCTTTGTAGGATAATGGCTCCTCATAAAAAAGGTAATTTTAAGAAAGGTATATACCGACCTGTCTATAATCAAAAATTCAAAGGTAAAAAATATCCACAGTATAGAAGCTCTTGGGAGCTTCGCTTCTTTAAATGGTGTGACTACAATTCTAATGTACTAGAGTGGACAAGTGAAGGGGTAATTGTTCCATATATTAGCCCAGTTGATACTAGAACTCATCGCTATTATGTTGATAACAGTCTTGTATTAAATGAAGGAACTCGTAAGGCAAAGTACTTAGTAGAGATTAAGCCTTATAGTCAAACTCAACGCCCGGTAATGCGTGGTAGAAAGAAACAAAGTACATTTCTCCATGAACAAGTTACATATGATATCAATCAAGCTAAGTGGAAAGCAGCTAAACAGTGGTCAGATGATCATGGATATAAGTTTTTAATTCTAACAGAAAAGCAATTATTCAGCGGAAAAAGCTAGAAGAGACAATAAATATTTTATACAGCTATGGCCTTTAAATTATTAGTAGAAAAAACAGATCCATCTGAGTTTGAATATGTCCTAGAAGAGAAGAACGCCCAGTCTGAAGAGCGGTTATATATTAAAGGTCCATACATGATGGCGTCTGAGGTCAATAAAAACAAACGAGTATATGACCTTGATAATATGATTACTGAAGTCGCTCGATATGAAAAAGAAATGATTAAAACAGATCGAGCAATGGGTGAGTTAAATCATCCTACTACTGCTGAGGTTGATCTAGAGAGAGCTTGCCATATAGTTACTGAGATGAAACAAGACGGTAACATCTTTTATGGTAAGAGTAAGGTATTAAACACTCCAACTGGTCAAATTGTAAAGAGTTTAGTACTTGATGGAGTTAGAGTTGGAATGTCTTCAAGAGCATTAGGTAAAATTGATCAAGAGGGAGACTCAGAAGTTGGTCATGTTACTGAAATGAAACTCGTTGCTATTGATTGTGTTGCAGATCCTTCATATTCTGATGCATTTGTTAATGGTATTTTAGAGTCAAAGCAATGGGTTTTAAATCGTAAAGGAGAGTTTGAAGAGCACTATGATCGGTTTGAAGAGAGTTTAAAGGGGTTACCTAGGAAGGATGTTAATGATTATTTGACAGATAAAATCATGTCCTTCATTAGAAACATTTAAAAAAAACAGGTAAATAATATAAATATTTATGATGGATCAGAAACAACAGATCAGATCGCTTGTCAGTAATGTCATTGATAAGAATTATGCGGCTGCTAATAAAGATTTAAAAG